TCCAGTCCAGTGTAGTGCTTAAGGTGTTCCAAGTCTCACTGACACTCACATCATCCCATTGCATCGATTGCAAACTGAAGGCAGTAGGTGAGACATTCAGTGTGAGATCAAGGCGGTTGTAACCAGCCCTGAAAGTCCAGCCCTCGACAAATCCTTGAAAGCGACCATTGACCATATTGGTCGGCAAATCTGTTATGTCAATCGGTAAGCCCATAAATACGCCAATGAGCGCATTGCGGTCGCTGTCATCAATTTCAGGATTGCCTAAGCTGAAAGTAATTGAATCAAAGACATCTTGCGGCCATGCGCGAATCCCTAGATAAAAATTGGCTTGTGTTGTGGCATCAGCTGAATTGTGTAGTGTAGTTGTAATGACTTCACCTTGTTGGCCATATTGCTCGATTGATGTTGCATCCACCGCTGAATTTGTACCGGATCGCCACACGATTGACACGCTATTGCGCAAGTCTCCTAGACGGCGAATGGTGCGAATCCCTTGAGTTAATGCTTGGTTACCGGTCACGCTGGTATAGCCATTTGTAGCAAGGTATTGGCTGCGATGGGTGCTGTCGGCGTAGCCGATGCGACCTTCGGCATCCTCATAAAGATAGCCAAGCCCCGATGTGGCCAATCCGCTTACTAGCGAATACATATCGGTTACTGAAGCTGTGCGAGCCATCAGCTCATAATCTCCAGGTGTATCAATCTCACCAAGTCCAGAACTCTCAGCATTTGCCCATGTAGTTGTGGCGTTATATGTATTCCATTGAGTAGCTGCTGGAACTTCAGTCCAACTATTAGATAGCGCGCCCGAAAGCAACGAATAAATCTGATTCCCGTCATAATCTTTTGATAGCACGCCATCGGTCAAAATCTTTGGTAACTTAGACAATGCACCAAGAGCAGTGATCCTAATTGCTTCATTGATGCCGCCTGTGCCGCTGGTTGTTACCTCGACCATTGAATCGGTAATGAAGCCCCCAAATATAGGCACATAAACATTTGATGAATTGCGCACCTTGATTGTAAGTCCGTCATTGACATCGATGGTGATTGGTGTGAGCGACAAATTGATGATTTCAATGGTGGCATATCCAGCACGCGGTTGGCTGTAAATATCGGTACGGCCTGAAACTATCGTCAAATTGGCCAGCGTTAAATCGGTATAATCGACCCCATTAATTGTCAGCTGCCAAGCTGGTGTCCATTGGGTCATAGAACTAGCGCGGCAGCCCCTAGCGCGCCCCTGCCGTATGAGCGATTCAATACATCAACGACTGTGCGCGCAACGCCTTCAGGATCGCCAGCCACGCCGATATTGATTGTTGGTGCAACTGTCACCATGCCGCTGAGTGGGTTGTACGGCGTAGTTGATGCTTGGCCAGTTAAAGGATTGTAAGTCATTGTTGGCGATGCATAACTGGAAGCTGCGGCAGCTGCGGAACTGCCCGATGCGGCAGCTGATGAAATGCCACCGCCACCGCCACCACCTGAAATTGATGGAGCGCTGATCGATGGCGTTGAAATCTTAGGCGCAGATGTTGTTGGAACACTTGGCACTGTCACGCTTGGCACGCTAGTGACTGGGATAGTTGGGATGTTTGGAAGCACTGGGATTGAGTTATATGCGCGAATAAGCACATTGATTCCCTTGACTGCTGTTTCCACGACATCTGCAATAAAACCAGCAATTTTGCCAATGATGTTGAGCGTTGTGCCAGCGATGTCACCGACTGTGCGGATGGCTGCACCAAGAACTGTGCCGATGACCGGCGCAACATACTTTTCAATGATTGCCCCGAACTTCTCGAATTCATCACGATTGTCCTCGATGATTGCCTTAAATTTGTTGAAGTTATAGACGATCGATTCCCACACTGGGATGAAAATACTTTTCAGCACATTGACAATGCGCGTGAATGACGCGCCTAATCCGGCATTGAAATCAAAGCCTTTGTTGAGTATTTCAAGCGCTGGTGCAGCGACTTGATTGATGAACTGAAATAACTTTTCCAAAATAGGCAATAGGGCAAATCCGATGGTTTCTTTGACTTCATCAAAAGCCACCTGCATCCGAGCGATGCGGCCGCTATATGTCTCGGCATTTGCCGCAGCTGCGCCGCCAAATAAGCTGGTGAGTTTGTCCTGCACTTGAGTGAATGACATGGTTTTCAGCTCGGCGGATGTAAGCCCTAAGCCCAATTTGCCAAGTGCGGCTGTATTGCCGTCATAAGCCTTGCCTAAGGCGTTTGCGACTGTTTCTAGCGGCTTGCCTGTAGCTGTGGCAACATCCAAAGCCACCTTGAGCAAATCTTGCGCTTTGGTGACATCCTGAGTGGATAGCGCTAGGCGTTGCAGCGCTGGGCGCAGTTTGTCATCAGCCACGCCAGTTGCAAGAGATGTCTGCAAAATGAATTTTTCAGTGGCGGCAATAGCATCATCAGTTGCGCCCGTTGCGTTTTTGAGCGCCAGTGCTAACTGGGTTTGTGCCTTCTCATCATCGATGGCCGCTTTGACCCCATCAATGCCGATCTTGACGGCGTAAGCGCCAGCCGCAGCTGCGGCCGCGACAAAGGCAGCACCAACCACTTTGCCAACTTTTGTGACCTTATCGCCAAAAGAATTGACATCGTTATCGGCTTGCTTCAGCGATTTGTTGAGGTTATCGACATCACCAAGAATCGTCAGCTTGAGTGTTCTACTGCCAGCCATTAATCGAACCTCTTAACTATCTCAGAAAATCCTTGCTCCCATTGCTTGATGATCTCAGGCTGTACGCTGCGCAAAGTTGGATAAATCCACCATCCACGCGAACCGCGACCCTCACGACCACTCCACACTGGGAACTGCTTATACTTATTCGAGCCAAATTCTGCCCCGCCCCACAAATCGCGTGTGGTTGCACCACCGCTGAATTTTTGCGCCGCGAATCCGTAACTGATCTCACCGAACTTGGATGATTTAGAAACTTTTGAACCTTCAGCGATTCTAGTTGCAACTTTTGGGATGGATTGGATTTGTCGTGCTGCACCTTTAACCTTACCCGATACAAATTCAGCAAGTGCATTTGATTTGGCTTTGGCTTGGTTAAGTGCTTCCTCATCCATTGCCTTGAAGCTGCGAGCAATGGCGCGTAGTTCAGCCTTGTCATAGCTGATCCCTTCACTTGCCATTTGCCCGCCTCTCCAAAATTTCTAATGCAGTCAATACGCTTTCCGCACTATCAAATTCGCTACTAGGCAACCCAGTTGCGATTGACAATTCAAGAATTGTGCGGCTTAAGCTTCCGACTGGATGGCTTTTGGGTCTGCATCGCCTACTTCGACATTTGCAACTGTTTCAGTCCAGACATCGATGGGCTTTACAGGCTTCCCAGCTGATTCACGCCTCATGGCGTGATAAGCAAGAAATACAAGATCAGCAATGCCAATTTTTTCTTGTGCTTGGCTGATGATGTTGCCCGTTTGCTTCTCCCACTTCACCCACTCCGGTGGGGCTGCCACATAGGTGGCAACCTCGCCTGAGTTATATGTAATTGTTATTGGTAACTTCATTTTTGCTCCCGTTCGTTATTCTTAACTGAATGTCTCGGATGGTGTTCCGACAACTGTGAATGATAGATCAACTGTCTGTGCATCCGGTGCTGTGCCGCCCACTGCTGGGAATACTGGCAAGACATTGAAGGCAAAGACTGCGCCGCTTGCAGCTGTAAGTGATGCCGCAAGGGTTGTGTTTGGTGCTGATTCGGTTGCTGACCATAGCGCCTCGCACAGCGATCCCGATGCGCCCCAGTCTGCGAGCATTGACACATCAAATGTCCACTGATCGTCAATGTGCTTGTAAGCCTTGCCGTCAAGTGTTTGATAAGTCTCGATTGTTGGTGAGTTAGATAGCACAGCTGATGTGGCTTGTGCATCGTAGTTTGTGCTGGCGATCGTCAAGGTGAGATCGCGGCCAGTGATGATCGTTGTAGGCACTTTTGCTCCTTAGTTGGTTTGAGTGTAGGTGGTGCTGACATTGATGTCGGCTGTGAGCATTGTGCTTGCACCGACTTCTAATGGGGTTGGCCGTTCGACATTGCCAACCACATATCCTGCGGGTATTGCCGCAAGAATTCCCATGATGAGCTGCTCCAAGTTATCCAATGAGGCAGGATTGCTGTTGTATTGCACGATTGCTGTAATTGTAAAATTTGCTTTGACTTTGATGGTCGATTTGCTTAAAAGTTGCTGTTCCAAATATGGCGATGAAGGCACAATGACGATTGCTGGCGGAATGGGTGATTCAGGCACATAGGCGTAGCTGGTGGCGGCCAAAGAATTGAAGGCAGCAGCTAGTGTTGTGCGTGTCCCAGATAATGTGGATGCGGGCATTACTGCACCACAGTTTCAACATCTAAAAATGGCTGTAGCAAAGTTGATACGCGGTTGGTCAAGCTGCGACCCATTCTGTAAGGCGTGCTGGCAAAGTCCACGCCCTCGATCTGTCCACCAGCTGCAATGCGGCTTTGGAATACCTCGACCGACACAGCCAAAATTGCTGACTGAATCGCATCATTGTTTGCATAGATTTCGGCAGCTGAATAACCGGATAAGGTGGCTGTGCCGGTGGGGATAATGTCTCGCAAAGTCACATCGGCATTTGTGATTGCAGCTGTAAAGTAATAATTGCCCAGCATGGCATCAAGTGAAGTGTTTGTGCCAACAACTGTCACTGTAGCGCTGAATGGTGCGGGCAGCCCTGCCACGATGATTGATTGGCCAGCGACAAAATGATGTGCGCGGGCTGTGTAATAAGTAGCGACATTTGATGTCAATTTGTAGGCATTGACTGCTGATGTATTAGCCACCAGCATGGGCAAAATTACGGCCTCGCTAGTGTTAATGATGTCATCGAGATATGCATCATTGTAAAGGCTTGAACTCACGCCCAGCACTGATCGCAACTGTGCAGCTGTCACAATGCTGGGCATGAGTTCTCCTTTTGATCGGCTCGGGTGACACGGGAGCGCATCACCCGATGATTAGTTTGGGCGATTAAGCCTTGTTATTCTTGAAAGCGCCTGCACCAATCTTGGTTGCAATAGCACCATA